TTTACCGTACGCTCGCCGCTCCAGTATTCCGCAGCTAGCATTAGTGCGCATCTTGCGACTCTTGATAGGCCTTCTTCTACAGAAGCAAAGGTTGGGGCCATGTAGCTGTCGTCGCGCTCTTGCAAGTAAGCAATCGCAGTAGCCGCCTCAACGCCTGGAGGCGTGCTTCCCCTTGAGACTTCGTGCTGACCAGAGATGTTCTCTAGGTCTGTGTCTAGCGCCTGCAGCTCTTCTGATACGTAAGGAGGTAGCTGAGGCATTGGGGCGGCTGCTGGATATTCGAATCCAGGACGCACCCCGATGTACTGTCCTGGAGACGTGTTTATCTTCGATACAGTTAGCGAACCCTCACGGTAATAAACCTGAGGCTTTGCCATCATGTTCTTAGCCTGAATGCGCTGAGAGCGGGTTCTGTTCACCTCACGCTGCAGCGGGATTACATCGTCAATAACACAAGCTGGGTAGTACTGCCCGCTTGGGATGTGCTCAAACTTAACGATTGGGTAGCCCTTGTATCCAGCAGGGAATCCTGTTAGCGAAGCCTCGACAATGACGTCGTCAACAATTGTGACGTAGCCGCCCTGCGGTAGCAGGTTAGTAGTTCCTGGCTTTACCCAAGCCTCGATAACCAAGCTGGCATCTGGCTTGCTGTTGTTTTCCCTGATGTCAAGAGCAGAAGAGATATCTGCAATCTCTGTCGCGGCTACTACGGTTGGCTGCTTGTCCTTAGGGATAAGGTCGCCGTAGGTCATGTTTAGCCACTCAATAGTCTTTGTATAGACGTGGAGTACATACGGCTGGTCTTCGTGCTCAACGATTGACAGGTCTGGGACAAAGACGTTGAAGGGAGAAATGTGGTCTACGCAGACGTCACCCTCTTGGTCGCTCCATTCGTCATACTTCCCAGAGTCCCAGTAGACCTTCATATATCCCAAACCAAGAACAGATATATCACGGGCTACTAGGCGCATTGTGCGTCCTATGCTGAGGCGGTCGTAAAGACTGTCCCAGACCTGTGTCGCTGCAGTTGCGGCAAATACGTCTTCTACATCATTGGATGCTGGCAGACAGACAGCCGATGGCTTCTGGGATGTCAGCTTTGCAATCTCAGTCCTGACGATAGGACGGATTTTGTTAATGGTAATGCGAGGGGTGTTCTTGTCTCCACGGGGGAGCTGAGACAACCCGCTCTTAGTTGAGTCCCAAGCTACGTACTGCTTGCCACGCTCAAACGACATGTTCATGTACCACTGGCGAACACGCCACTGCTTAGCGTCCTTAGACTTTTGGTATTCCTTCTTTAGATAATCAACGAGCTTTTTCCCCTTATCAGACTTCTGAAGCTTCTTTAGCTCAGCGTCATCAAGTAGCCCAGTATTTGCAGTCTCTTCAACTTCAATTTCAAGTTCAGCGACTACGTTACTGGATGCCATATTCCTTTCGGACGGCGTCGAAATCATACTCATCTTCATCTACCTCAGGATAGTTATCGTTTACCAGAACTGCTTGCCCTGGGTTTGGTGCTGTTGGTACTCCGCTTGCCGCCATTATCTGTTGGAACGCTAGCGGGTCTCTCGACGACAGCAGGTTCACTGTTGTCTTCAAGAGGTTGGTCGTCTCCAAAGTGGTCGAGATTAGCCCCTGAGTTGCTTTGTTCAGGCTTTTCGTCATTAGCCAGAACGACAGGGGTAGGCTCACTAAGAAGGTCAGCAGTAACACTAATAGAGATGTCTCTAATGTCATTTACAAGCCTTTCCGTCACCGCAGGTATGCGGTCTAGTCTCTTTTTGAGTTGTTCGTTTTCTGTGCGTAGCGCATTTGTTACATCTGGCGTTGCAAAACCCATCTGGTCTGCGAGCGCCGCAAGGATGCCGTAGCTTAAATATACTCTTCCGTAATACTCAGCTTCAGCACCCAAGTCAATCAGTGGAGCGTCGGGCTTACCCGTAACTCCCGTGACAATACAGCGATGCGGGGCATATTGCCCTCGCTCTACTATTCTAAATGTTCTAGCCATTATTCCCATCCTACAGCATCATCGGAGGATGACCGGAACTTCCAGCCCAAATATCCAGGGTCTTTTCGATTATCGAACTGAGCAATCGGAGGCGTATCATCAAAGTCCATAAGCCTCTCCTTTAGTCCCTTGATTGTTTCTGGAGTTAGGTCATCCATTAGTGTGAAAAAGTATCTCGACGAATCGAAAGCGTGATTGTCCTTATCTTGTATCTCCTCTAGTTTGTTTAGTGTGAACTCTTGTTGCCTGTTGGCACGCCGCTTGTATTTAAGTTTAGAAAGCTCGGAAATCAGGTTAGGACAATCGTCGGTTACCTGCCACCAAGGCCTGCCCGTGTCTGGATTCGGCTTCATGTATTGCTGCATCTTGTTCAAACCTACACCTATTTGTCTAGGAATGATGTCAATTATGATATTCATTCCGTGGAGGTTGAACTCCTGCTGATAGCTTGTGCCTTTTACGCCGCTTGTCTGCGAAAGAGCAGGGTCGCCTACAACCAGATACGGCTCTACGCCTAGCTCTTTGTTCTTTCGGTGGAAGACCTCAGCGTGCTCGGCAATTGTCATCTGGGACTGGTAGTGCTCAGCAAAGGTAACGATGTGTCCGTCAGGTGCGACGGCGTGCCACAAGATGGCCGTCGGGTCTCGCCAGCCGTAATCAACGCTGACATAAATCCTGTGCTTTCGGGAAAGCTTAAATTTCTCAGGAGGGATGGTGTGCGTGAGCTGATTGAACTCCTTGAAGACTGCACCGCCTACTTGAATAAACTGACCCTTTTCACGGATAGCCCGCTGCTCTGGCGTCAGAGAGGATAGGTAATCCTCAATAGCTCCAGGGTCTAGGTAGGGGTTGTCCGACATCTCAACTTCGGTCACGCCGAACTGAGGGTGGCCTTCCTTGCCAGGCAGATAGACTTGCTCGTAGATGTACTCCATGCCCTCAACTGGAGTCAGTGTCATCCACCAATCTCCGTTTGTGTCAACTAGACGAGCACGGCATTCGTCGTACACTAATTCTGGCGGCTCCTCGTCGAAGTGGACAAAGTGCCTAGAGGTTCCAGCGAACTTCTGCAAGTCCTGGTCGTAGGACATAAACTCGACGAAGGAGCCGTTCTCAAGCTTGAGGACTCTTCGTTCTTTGCTATAGCTGTCTTCCCATGAGCCGTTGACTAACAGGCTTTTGGGCATCCACTGAGCAAACTGAGGCAGAAGAATTTTGTCGATACCAGAGGCAAAGTCAACGCCGACGACACGCCCACGCACTGGTACCTCTGGAACTTTGCGGTGTGGATGCTCGCCTTTTAGATAGCGGATATCCTCTACCACCCCAGCAACTGTCTTACCAGAACGGTTACCGCCAATGTAAAGGCGGTGCTTGTGCTGGTCTTTTGCAAAGTCTTCTTGCTTTTGGTGTGGCTTGTACCTGTTTAGGTTAGGCATGATTGACGTCGTGCGAATCTGCTCCGACATTCGGTACAGAACCTCGGCTGGGTTTATTTGCTTTTGCCTAGCCATTAATTAGTTCTACTAGCTCCCTAAGAGTAACTCTAACGACATGGGGGTAAAGACCAGCACCACCATGGCATAGACGGAGTATGTCATCCAGTCTGGCATACGCCCACCATTCGCCAGCACGTGGGTAACCCACACCAGCCCGCTGAGTAACAAGAAAGCCAAAAGCGGCTTGAGCATTGCTTCTTTCCCTTTCGGCTTCTTCAAGCCACTTAATACATTGTTCATAGCTAGCGTTCTTAGCCATCTGACCGCCCTTAACTTCAAAGACAATCAGCCCTCTCGTGGCTTCTCTTAGCCAGACATCACCTTGGTCGTCTGCCCCAGTGAGCACGTTCCTGTGAGCATCTAGCTCCGAGTAGCCGAAAGACAGCAGGTAATTGCGTACAGCTGTTTCTGCTTTAGTACCTATTGCTTTAGCCTTACTCATGGTCTCCTCTGCTAAAGTTGTGGTATGCCAATACTACCCAAAGACCGTAACCTAGAGCAGTCTACCGAGCCCTTGGTGACAGATGTAGATAGTGGCATTACTGCTATACATCATACACTAGGCCCGGAAGCCTTCCAAGCAAGTCCAGGAAGTCACCGTCACGACGGTACGGACTCCCACAAAATAAGACTTTCTGACCTTGACCCAGCAAGCGACACCATTTATGTTCCAT